ACTTTGAGAGTGTAATAATGAAATAAATAAAATACAGAAACGCAAGACAACCAAAACCACTCATCAGTGCTCCAACAATTCTTCTATAATCTACCATTAAAATATGCAAATAAAATATTTCATCCACTGCACACTACACACCCCTCCTCCATCCGGCACGCGATAGGCACAGTGACTTGGATGGGCTTGGCCTTGGCGCGAGTTCTGAGGTAGTACATCCCCGTCTTGAGCCCCTTTTTCCACCCGTAAAAGTGCATACTGGTCAACTTGGAAGGTGTTGGATTCTCGATGAAAATGTTCAGCGACTGAGACTGATCGATATAGGCCCCGCGGTCGGCCGCCATCTCGATGATGCTCTTCTGCGAAATCTCCCATACCGTCCTATAAACCTCCTTTAACTTATCTGGAATATCAAGCCCCTGCACAGACCCACCAGCCTTTACAATTTCATTCTTAATTTCCGGATTCCACTTGTTAATCTTTTGGAGTTCCTTGATGAGGTGTTTGTTGATCATCACAAACTCCCCGGCGAGAGTTCGGCGCAAATAGATGTTTGTTGTGTAAGGCTCGAACGCCTCGTTATTCCCCAGAATCTGAGCTGTCGAGGCTGTTGGCATGGGTGCCACCAAGAGAGAGTTCCGGAGACCATACTTCATAATGTCCTCTTTTAGAGGGTCAAATATGGGTTTCTTGATGCCCCACATATCAAACTGTAGAACACCCTTTGAAGCGGGAGACCCCTTAAAAGTCTCGTATGGCCCCTGCTCTTTCGCCAACACACAAGACTCTTGGAGAGCCGCAAAGTAGATGGCTGTGAAAATCTGATTGTTCAGCTCGCGCGCACCATCAGAATCGAACGGAAGCCCAAGCATCATAAACACATCCGCCAGACCCTGAACACCAAGTGCAATTGGGCGGTGCTTCAAGTTTGAATTTTTAGCAGCCTCGGTCGGGTAGAAATTCTTGTCGATGACGCGATTCAGGTTCCGAGTCACAACACCCGTCACCTCTTGGAGCTTGTCGAAATCGAAAATATAAGGGTGTGAACCATCCGGTGCAGTCATTCTTTCATTCTCCCTTAGGAACGCCGGGAGACTGATTGATGCCAAGTTGCACACAGCCGTCTCCTCCGGGTTTGAAACCTCCATAATCTCTGTACAGAGGTTGGACGACTTGATGACTCCTATGTTTTGCTGGTTGCTCTTTCGGTTGACTGTGTCCTTGTAGCACATGTAGGGGGTTCCTGTTTCGACTTGGGACTTGAGGACTGCGTCCCAAACATCCCGGGCCTTTACCTTTCTTTTGAATCGACCTTGGGCCACATATGTGTTGTAGAGCTCTTCAAACTCCTTGTCATAGACATCTTGAAGACCGGGGCACTCGTATGGGCACATGAGGTGCCAGTCCTCGTCCTTTTCCACCTTTTTCATAAAGAGGTCGGGAATCCAGAGGGCCGTGAAGAGGTCGCGGCACCTCATCTCCTCATCCCCCTGGTTGAGCCGCAATTCTAGAAATTCCATAATATCGGCGTGCCAGGGTTCGAGGTATACGGCAAAGGCTCCCTTTCTCTTGCCACCCCCCTGGTTGACATATCTGGCGGTGTTGTTGAAAACACGGAGCATAGGCACAATACCATCGGCGACGCCGTTTGTCCCCTTGATTTTTGAGCCGTTTGCTCGGACATTTGAGCAGTGGAATCCGATGCCTCCGGACCACTTGGATATTTGGGCGCACTCCTTGACTGTGTCGTATATTCCCTCGATGGAGTCATCCTTGGTTGCCACCAGGAAGCAGCTCGACATTTGCTGGCGCTTGCTCCCGGCGTTGAACATTGTCGGGGAGGCGTGTGTGAAAAACTTCTGGGACATCAAGTCGTATGACTCCTTGACTTGGGGGTAGTCGTCCCCGTGGATGGCGAGGGCCACGCGCATAAACATGTATTGTGGTGTTTCTCCTTCGTTCAAGTAGCCCTTTTGAAGAGTCTTGATACCAAAGTATCCGAAATTGTAGTCGCGCTCGTGGTGGATCCAGCTGTCAACATCCTTTGAAATGTACTTCATAAAGAGGTCGCTTACAACTCCCTTTGAGTACAAAGAAATCATGGCGTCGCTGAAGCACTTGAAGGTGTTTTTCTGGAGGTTGCTGACTGTGATGCGCATCGCCAGGGTCTCATAGTCAGGGTTTTCAGTGATCATCGAGATGGCCACTTCCGAAGCGAGGTTATCAATCTCTGAGGTTGTTATCCCGTCGTACATCCCAGTAAACACCTTCTGGGCCACCTTGTCGGGCTCGATGTTCAGCTTTGTAAACTCTGGTTCCGAATTCAGTTTGGAAATCCGGCGGGTCACCTTGTCAAAGAGCATTTCGACAACATCACCGGACCGCTTGACAACCTTCATTGTAGTATAGAGGGTTTTTTTCTCTAAGCAGATAGTAACATGGCGACTCAGTTCTGGCCCAACCCACTGAGCGATGCATTCTTTTCCGAGTTTAACCGGGCAACCATCCAGAAGAGCATAATCTCAAAGATGAGAGAAAAAACAGGGTACACGATTGATGAGCAGAATGACGGAGATCTCCAGGCGCTGATGAAGCGTGTCTACATCAATATGCTCGCAAACCCATATGTGAATGTGCGTCAACAGGTGGAAAAGATGAATGACAAGGTGGTTGAGGAGGCGTCAGGAACAATCAGCACGGGGATGCTCCAGCAACTCCTGTACCTCAGAGACATCTCCAGCAACCCAGTACCACTCGCACCACCAATCAGCACATCAACATACGGAAACAAGATACCAAATAATTTTAAAATTGGATTCTAAGTAGTAGATGAAGGCTCTGGACGACATTCTTTTTGGTTTTCTCATATTTTTTGCGCTTGACAGAGTAATTCGGTTGGTGAGTAACGCGATTGTTGAGCCTTGGGCACTTCGTCGTTCGGGAAATCAGGAGCGAGCAGAGAATTGGAAGTTGTTTTCGGAGTTTGCTATGTTGATGGGGTCGTTGGTCGTGGTGTACAGGTACCGAAAGGAGCTTCACAGGTTTGACACGTCTTAAAAGGGTGTGTACCTGTGTATGTATGATGAATAAGTTTAAGGATGAGACGGCGTCACTGTGCAAGTCAAAGGGGTGGGACAAGGCCCCAATCAGTATTGTTTGGATGTTGTTGAATGAAGAAATGGGGGAGCTCGCCTCGAGTATTCGCCAGGCCCATCGAATTTACCGAAAGACGGGACTGAGGAAGGACAGGGGGACGGATGTAGTGATGGAGATGGGGGATGTATTTAGCTACCTGTTTCAGTTGGCACACATGTTGAACATTGACATGGATGAAATGTGGGAACTCCACAGACAAAAGGTCCAGTCCAAATTCTACAAGGAAAATAATAATATAGATGTTTATTAAATGGCGAGCGTTGCTCGACTAAAAGACATCCAAATAAACAAGTTTAATGTAACAACCTGGACAGGAGACTATGGAATAAATTACGACGGTTTCCCCAAGGGTCTTTACATGGATGGGTCTTATGTCACGCAGATGGATGAGACCCCCACGGAGTACCCATCAATCATCGACGAGGACGACATTAACCACTTTGACCCCCAGCGCCTCAATATGTCAGGGCCTATGTACCTCAAGGAGGCGAGTGTGAATCCCGCCCCATACAGAATGTACCCCGCACGCAAGTACGAATACGATGACGGAGTCGTCACATGGGACAGACCGGGGAGACCAAGACTAGTCAAGGAAAGAGACGAATTTGAAAACAGAGCAATTAAAATTATAATCGGACTTGTTGTTTTATTATTAATTTTCAAGCGTCTTGGGTTGAAGAAAGTTGTCAAGTAAATTTTTGGACTTTTGGGGCGACAACCTTTATTAATTTGGATTCAAGATTTGCGAGTAGTACTTGTTTACGAGCACTCAATTGTGGGCACGCGTGTGTCTCTAATTGAATGCACCCACTACACAATGTCGCACTGCATTCCTTGCAGTTGAGAATCCCCAACCCCTTCCTGCAGCACGAGCACTTCATCTACTATTTCGCAAACAGGATCTTTCTGCTCTATCTGTCTAGGTTCCTCGTCTATGACTTCGCAGACAAACCCAACCTTTCTCCCCTCGATAACCCTGTCCCAAAACTCCTTCATAATTGGCAAATTTTTTGAAAACCACTCTCGGTCCCTCTTTATGTTTGTGACTACAAACTCTTCGGGTGCGTCTCCCTCTGCCGGTCTGTACTGGATAAAGTCGCACTCGTCCAGGTTGAGAATTTCCATGTTCAATTGGATTTGGGCGATGTAGTGTTTTGGGACTTTGTTTTCAATTTTCCTGGTGAGCGGGCACTTGATTTCGATGAGTCTCCCGCATTCAGTGATTCCGTCTGCTGACCCTCCGAGCCAGGGGTACACGGGGTGTTGCACGAGGCCTATTTCGTGGCTTTTCTTGTTGAATCGGGCGTCGTATATGTCTCTGGCGATGGGTTCGAGGATGGTTCCCCTCTCGGTGGCTGCATTCCCCGAAAACTTTCTTCGCCCCACCTTTTTTACAAATAGTCCATCGGGGGATTCATAAGGGTTGTCTCCTATGGCTGAAGCTGCGTCACTTGCCGTCAGCATCGTCTCCCTCAGCGCCAGCCACTCTGGGCTTCTTTGCTCGAAGTAGGTCGCCTTCAGGAGCTTTTCTATTCTTGGGTCCATTGACGGGGATTTCCTTGTTTTTAAAGCGGGGGTCTGTCTTAAGTACAATTTGGGCCGCGTTCTGCTCCGCCTCTTTCTTGGTTGTCGCAAAGCCACATCCGCAGTCGAGTCTGTCAACGACGACTTGGATGCAGAACGTTCCGTTATTATGGCTCAACACATTATATTCGGGCAGGGGCATCTTGAGCACCTGGCACCACCGCATGAGCTGGTCCTTGTAGTTGTCATCCTCGAGCGAGGTTTCCACCCGGGAAAACACATCGAGCACAAAGTTTTTGGCGTGAACCATCCCGAGGTCAAGATAAATAGCCCCGACAAGCGCCTCAAACACATCCTCCATGATGTTGTCGTTTGTGACCCACCCGTTCCGCTCACCCTTTTCATCCATAAGCACAAGATTCTGCAAACCGAGATATTTGGCAATTTCGCACAGGGTTTTTCCGCGGACCATTTTTGTTCTGGCTTTTGTGAGGAACCCCTCCTGTTTTTCTTCGTACAAATCAAAAAGGTATTTCGTGATTATAAACCCCAAGACGGAGTCTCCCATAAACTCGAGTGTTTCGTATGATCCGGTGAGACCAGAGTATCGCTTCAGCGCACTTTTATGAGTGAAAGCACGCTGATACAATGCAAGGTCTTTTATTTTAGTTCCTACAAGTGTGTTGACTCGCTCTCTAGACAATTCAGGTGTAGGAACAAGTTCCATACAATTACATTATTATTTTAGTTTTAAGTAACTACGCAGCCTAGGCAGATGCGGTGGTCTTGGGTTTCTTGGCAACCTTTGGGCGCTCAGCCTTGGGCTCGGTGGGTGCCGCCGGGGCAGACTCGGGCTCCTCGGTCGCCTTGCGCTTGACCACCTTTGGCTCCTTGACAAAGTGGGGGTTGATGTACTTCTGGATGTTGAGGAAGGTGATCTGGGTGTCTGCCGGTGGCTTCAGCAGGGTCTTCAGGGTGTCGTCCAGGGTGATCATCTGGCCATTCTTCAGCTTGTGCTCCTCCAGGTACAGATTCATGCGCTTGGTGACATCCGCGCGGGAAATGCGGTCCTCGGGGCCGAGCTTCAGGAAACCGCGCAGCTCAGGGGAAATCTGAAGGGGCTTCTTGAACCCGTTATTCTCAGAACGGGCCTTTGCCTTCTCGCCGGTGGGGTCCTCAATGTGCGCCTTGATCTTGCGCAGGTCCTTGCGAATAGCCTTCAGCTCCTTGTCGAGGGTCTCGAGGGTAACAGTGGTGGCAGCCATCTCTACTCTACCTAAGACCTAGGTCTTTAAGCCGATGTAGAGGGCGAAAACTAGTATCATGAGCAAACTTAGAGCAAGTTTCAAAGCAACCTCTTTAACCTTTTCTGTCCCGTCGTCCACGGGTTTGAAAGGCGACTCCGTCTTTTGTGTTGATTCACCGCTTGTTGGTAAATTTACATTGAATCCAGGGGGGAGAGTTCCACCGAAAGTTTGGCGAAACTCGACATCCATCCGAGGTTGGTGTCCTGGTTTTGTTCCGCAGTTTGGCTGGCAGCAGCCTTGATCACAAGGGTACACAAGTCCGTTGTCTTTTGAAACATATGCACAAATTGGGTTGTTTGGGTCCATGGGGTCTGTGAGGCACCCACAACCTTGGGTTATAAATCTGACACTACAGTCTGCGCTCATCTGATATAAAGAAACAAAATTTATAAAGTATAGAATGGAGTACGCAACCCCCCAGAAGCTTCCAGACGGTCGTTACTTTTTGAAGATTACAGGTCAGCGCAAGCAGTTTAATGATGTTACACTTCAGGATGACCTGACAACCAAGAATCTGAATTTGAAGATTAAGGATGATCAGGTGGATTTTTTCAAGGGTATTGATGAGGAGGTGCTTACTCAGGCGAAGCAGTCCAAGGTGGAGTGGTTTGGCAAGGAGCTTTCTGACGAGACTATTCAAAATGCGTACCAGGAGAGCATCACAGACGGTGTTGTTGGTGCTTCCCTGGCGACTGTGAAGGGTGAGTTTATTACCCGGGCTTTTGACCGCCAGCGCAATCCAATTGAGCTTGGCACGGTCAAGAAGGACACCCAGTGCGACATTGTGCTTGAGTTGTCAGGCCTGTGGTTCCTGAAAAAGTCGTTTGGTCCTATTTGGCGGGTCCTCCAAGTCCGTGTGAGGGGGTCACCCAAGGCACCCGAGTTTGCAAAGGAGTACCTTTTCGAGGATGATCCAGCAGACGACGACCCAGCAGATTATTTGGACTAGACCAAAGGTCTTGAAAAAATATCGTCATTTAATATAAATGGACCGCAAGAATCTTGTCATCCTGCTTCTGGCGGCAGTGGTTCTTTTTCTGATATTGTCTCCTCGTGCAAGTGGGTACGGTGTTGGCTCTTCCAACATGACTGGTATTACAGGTGCCAACCTTGGCAACACTCTGTACCAGGCCAACGCTGGGTCCGATTCCACAAGCAGTGGCGCACAGTCTACCCAGGGCAACCTGACTCTGGGTGAGGGGAGCGCAGGTGTTGAGCCACAGTACGGCGGGACAGACTCTGTGACTGCAGCAAGCCTGATTCCCCGCGAGGTGGTCCAGACCGAGGATTTCGGCCAGTTCAGCCCAGACAAGATCCTGACCAACCAGAACTACCTGGACCCACGCAGCCAGATTGGTTACCCAGAGACCATCGGCGGTGTCCTGCGCAACGCCAACCGCGACTTCCGCTCCGAGCCAATCAACCCACGCAACCCAGTGTCCATCTTCAACCTCAGCACAATCCCACCTGACACCATGAGACCCAAGTTTGAAATTGGCGCAGCCTACTAGATCAAGTCCGCGTGTTAACCAATTAAAAAATAGAATTAAAAACAGTATATGGCGACTGACGACCGATTCAAGCAGGCGATGACTGAATGGGTTGGAATAAAGAGCCAACTTGCATCAGTTCGCAAAGATCTCACCGTGCTGAACAAGCGCGAAAAGGAACTTCGCGAATTTGTTACTTCCCAGATGATCCACCTTGAGATTGACGCCGTCAAGGTGAAGGAAAAAATTAAAGTGAATTTAAAAACAAAAAACACCAGAGGGAGCATCACCAAGGATGTCATCCTGACTGGCCTCAAAAACTACTTTCACGGGGACGAGGAAAAGGCTGCCGAGGTTTTCAAGTACATCCAGGAGGCTGCCCCGATAAAGAAAAAGAGCACCGTCAGCATCACAGGGCTTAAGGAACTGAGCACCTGAGTACTTAAGGACAGAAAAAGATGGGTGTAAACGATGAGTACTCTCGCGACGCCTATGACTACGAGCTCGCATACGACTCGGACGAGTCTGTAAACAGCCCAGAACCCCTACACCCAGAAGATTGGGAAGTTTGGTACTCCGAACAACTTCTGGATGCATGGATGACCATCAGAGAATATGCAGAAAACAACTACCTAGAAGTCCCAGTCACCTACAACCACTTTGTAGATTTCGTCATGAATAGCAACCAGTTTTACACGGAGGAGACCCCGGCCCCCCTCACCCTAATGATGTGGGAAGCAATCAGAAACATCCAAGTCATCCAAGAAAACACAAGTCTTCAAAACTTTACAGGATGGTCAAACCAATTTTTGTATATATTAATTAATAATGATTGACATTACTGGTCAGAAGGTTATTGTCCCCGCCATTCTTTTTGCTGCGCTCAGTCTCCCCTATTTCCAATTTAAGGATCAAAAGATGACTGTGTTGATACACGCAGTTGTACTTGGTCTCCTGTACTTTGTCATTTCTAAATTCATAATTAAAATTACAACAACAAAGGCTGACTTGGTTGTTCCAGCAATTTTGTTTTTAATTTTGACACCAGGTGTACTCCTCACACTCCCCCCTCGTGGTGAAATGCCAGTGGTTATCGCTGTTCACACATTTGTGTTTGCAATTGTGTTTGCCACTCTTCGATCTGTGTTTCCACAGTACTATTAAATTAAAAACTGAAATTAGATGAAAAACCTTGCCATAGGTCCAGGTGCTATGGGGTTGTTTGTGTTTATGGGGTCTATGCACAGGCTGCACGAGACTGGACACTTGAAGGATCTAGAAGAGATTTCAGGGGCGAGCGCAGGCAGTCTCTTGGGTTTCTTCTATTTGCTTGCAAAAAGGGACATTGTAAAAGTCCTGGACTATTCCCTGAAAACCCCAATTAAACAAATTATGAAGCCGAATATAAAGAGTTTTTTTAGGGACTTTGGGGCTGTCCCCGTGTCTAAGGTTCGGAAGGTTCTGTCCGAGGCCTGTCTTGAATTCACATCTAAAAATGAAATTACCTTTGAGGAGTTGTATAGGTTGTGTCCCATCAAGCTTCACATAGCCGCCTTTTGTGTTGATCTGAAGCGTACAGACTATTTCAGTGTGGACAAGACCCCCACGATGAGTGTCCTTGACGCAGTCTGTATGTCCATCGCTGTTCCCTTTTTGTTTTCTGTTTCTAAATTCAACGGGTGGCACTATGCGGATGGTGGGGTTGTGGAGGCTCTCCCCTGTGCCCCATTCATGGGAAAACCAAAGGAGGATATCCTCGCGCTTGAACTCGAATTCTCAAACAAAAAGCAAGACATCAAGGACATTAAGCAGTATGGCCTTGAGGTGATGTACACTATACTCCACATGAGGTCTAGATATGAAGTTCCAATTTTAAACATAAATATGGGTGACATGAATATGTTTGATTTCACAATGAATAGTGAGATGAAGATTCGGTTGTTTATGATGGGACAGAGTCAGGCTGTAAAATTTTCTTCTGTAATTTAAAACTGAAATGCGTGCCATTATGCGATCTGGTTACACACAGACTCGAAAGCGCAAGGTGATTACTTCGAAGCGCGGTGGCAAGACCATCCGGTATGTGCGTTCTGCGGGTAAGACTTATGTGCGTCCAACACCTCTCAAGGATGTGGGTGCGGCTGGCAAGGGTCCCAAGCTGATTGGTCCTTTAAAGCACGGTATGTTGACCAAGTTTCACTACCACCCGGTGGAGGGCCCCACATTCAGGAGAAAGGCTCTTACCAAGGCGATCAAAAAGGGCGGGGAAAACCCACTCGCAGTGATGCGCAGACTCATCGCAGTCAGCACATTCACCAAGAGGACACTCCCAAGAGCTTCAAAAATCTACAGACAGGACTTTGACTGGGTCAGAAGAATGTTTTTCAAACCAAAGAAAGCAATGAAACAAGACCACGAGCACATGACTGCAATCAAAAAGTTGATGTAAGTCGTCTCAAAATCTGAGCCTTCTCTCGTGGTGGAATACCTCTAACATTCCCTGTTACAACATTCATAGCTGTTCTGTGGTTACACCCAAGAGCTCTTGTCCTAAAATAGTACTCGACCCTTTCTTTATTCCTAGTGTTAAAGATTAATCTTCTAAACTCACTGGCGTTATCATTAGTTAAGTTACGATACAACTTATTAGCATTTGAGTGACTCAGTTTAAAACCTTTCCTTGCAACATAGTAAAAGAAAGCCTTATTTGCTGTTCCTTTTGAAATTTGGTTTGCATTGTTATGGTTTATTCCGCGGTTTGTAAGAAACTTATATATCTTTTCTGAATTCATCTTACTTAAAACGGAGAAAATAGGTGAGAGTAATGGCGGAGGATGTCCGCAGTATGGCTCAGAGTATCTGGTCTGCCCTAGGTCCTGGATACTCTGAGCGTGTGTACCACAACGCATTTGAAGTTGAACTCAGAAAGAGAAATATACCATACGAAACAGAAAGAATCATCCCTGTAACCTACGATGGACACAATGTAGGAAATGTTCGTTCGGACCTCATCATCGACCATAAAATTGTTATTGAAATCAAGGCGGTATCCAGGATGACTGAACAGTACCGAATTCAAATTCAAAAATACATGGAGTTGACCAATTGTAAAGAGGGGTACCTGATTAACTTTCCAACAGACAAATCTATTGTAGAAATTGAATTTATTTCTTAAGTATTAGTAAATGTCTAATAATAATGCTGCGTTAGCTCGTAAATCTATATATAATATTAGCAATAATTTTAAATCA